TACCGTAAGTCAGGTTAGCCATGAGATGGGGATAGAGTGGAATGAACACCAAGGGAAGCCGTATCGTTCTGCCCACTTGGCGTATGTTGTCTTAGACCCTTTGTAGATCTTGTTATAGGGTGACTGAAATACAAATCGGATATACAGGTCAGGATTCTGTTGCTTAACAGCTTTCATCTTACGACGATCCTCTTCCGTTAGGTGACCCTTAGCTTCAAGGTATATACCGTTGGGAAGTAGGAAGTCAGGGCAGTATGTATGCTGAATCTGGTAAGCAACCTTATGACATTCATATTCGTACTTAACACCCAGGTTGGTGAGAAGATCAGCGACCTTCTCTTCAAGTCCTGAGCGAAAGGCCATCAATCATCCTCGACGGCTTTCTCTACGATCTGCTCCACAATATCAGTAAAGGCTCGGCTGAGTTCGTAACGAAAGTCATCCTTATCTTTCTTGAGGCGTGTAACAGTCAAGGAGGGCAAGGTGAGAGTAGCAGTTGCTTCCCAAAGACCCAGCTCTTTGTTCTTCACGTAGTTAACATCAAGCATCAGAAGTCATCCTCCTCGACAACACTACTAACGACATCATCTGTAGGAGGGGCAGCACTAGCCTTGAATCCTTCAGTCTGACCGAACAGTGCAGCTACCTCAGTATCACCAAGGTCACTGCGATCAATACCAGCTCCACCACCGCCAAGCTCTACGACCTGTACACCAACAAGCTTCAAGCTAGTGCCGTAGGTGACACCATCCTTGAGGATGTAGGGCTTCTGTCGGAAAGCAAGCTTGACCTTGCTGCCACTGTAGACAGGCAGGTCAACATTAGTGATTGGTGTGCCCTCACTATCGACAACAGGAGGACGGTTCTCTTCACTCCATGAGAACTTAGTTTTGTATTTACCTTCAGTGACCTCTTCCCAAGGCTCAGGCTTAAGGACACTACGCTTAGGGTTCTTCAGCTTAGACTCTGCCCACTTAAGGGTTTCCTTACGGTCCTCCTCAAGGCGCTCGATGATGTCAGAGTCTAGGAGTGCAGACAGTGAATAGCCAAACTTAGATGGTTTCAGTACAGCTTGATAACCTTCAAGGACAACAGGCTGTTGAGTAACGTGAATGGGTTGTGACATTAACAAAAGAAATAGGTGGATTCGATCACGGTCTCTGGTTCTAGATCACCAATGATCGGTGGTTCAGTCTCTGCACCAATGTACTGTGCAAAGTCTCGTAGGTAGTCATGCTCTGCAAAGAGATGCATGTATGTTTCTCGTACAATAGTGGACAGGGTGGACATGTCCGTTGCACGACAAAGCACAGAATCATGAATGAGAGCAATGGGTGCATCAAAACGTAAGACACTCAGATGTAGTAAACTAGCATCAAGTGAATGGATAAGGTTAGGTGCTGTTGCATTCTTGTGGTGGTTGAGATCGACCTCATCAGTCTCCCCCACTGCCACCTTCATCTTACAACGACCCAGTAACTGTAGCTCCATAGACTGGAACTGTTTTTTGTTAAGCTTCTGGTGTACAGTAAACCCAGATGGTGTTACCCACTCAAGGTAAGTTGCACCACGCTTTACGGCAGCTGCTACCTCTTGCTCAATCCATTTCATTACAGCCATAGGACCTGGTACGACCACATCCATAGCTGAACGGATAGCTTTAACAACTTGAGTTAGCTCTTCCTTTTCAAGCTCTATCCCATCCTCCAAGAAAGCCTCTTTGATGTAACCCCTGTTGGAGTAAGGCTTAGCATTATATGGGATAGTCATTACACATCGCTTGGTCTTCTTCCTATCAAGGAATGGACGTAAGCGTTCAGGAACTGATGGCATTGCGACCTCAGCTACTACCTTGTAGGCATCTTGTGGTTTATCACCAGGTAGGACGTTTACAAGTTTAGCTGTTGATTTATCTCGTGCGAGTCCTGCCAAGATTTGGAGACCACTGCACGTTGCGTCTACAGCAACAGGTAACGAAGTGAATTGTCTATCAGCTGTGATCACACAATGATAATACTCATCACAACTAGCTAAGAATTGCCATGGTTCTTCTGCTGCTTCCCACTCTGGTAAAGAACCAATTGGGTCAGTAGCAATACGGCTGATGAGTGTGACGTTATTGCGTACCCACTCAAGTCGTTCTTCCATCGTAGCTTTATCTAACCCATAACAGGTTGCTACATGGAATGCTAACCACGACTCAGCTTCTGGTACCATATACGCACCATCAGCAAACCTAAGTAATGACTTACCAAAGTCAGTATCTTGTGGTGTTAAGAAAGCAGGGATAGGGTAGGCTCTTCCTCTATAGTCAAATGACCATGGACAATAGAATCTCTCCCTATCCTTGAAGCGTTTAGCTGCCTCCATCGTCATACGTGTACGGCATGACTTCTTAGGCTCTTGTGCTTGTATGTTCCTCACCTCTGCTGCTCTTCTCCGATAATCTTTACGACTATCGTAGTTAGTTTCAATATCAGCAGGTTTAGCAGGTAATGGGTGATGAACAACTGGGAGAAACTTACCAACGGAGCGTTCTAGTTTAACTAGCTCCTCAGCAACCCCATAAATAAAGGGATTTACTTGATAAGCTACCTTCTGAATCCTGTTTAGGAACTCAATCGGTGTATCCTCCTGTAGACGGGTGGGGTCTCCCCTACGAACCAAAGGATAGCCTCGCATCACCTCATTGAGAAGGTAACCACCAGGACGATCATGTGTCCAATCGTTTGGTTCGATTAACATAGGCCATGCAAGTGGAGCAAACAGCTCTGCATCGGCCATTACCTTGTCCTTGATGACGAGGAACTCAGGTGTAGGTACTACGATGGTCACCGTTACCTTACCAAGCCTTCGTAGGTCCTTTGTGAACCAACCACTGGTTGTCATGATGCAGTCAAGTAACCATGCACCTAGCTTAATACGATTAGCTCTACCCCATGATTCCCATTCAGGTACATCACACCTGTTCATAAGTGTACGAATGACTACTAGCTTTTGGTGAGTACCAATAGAGCGATGGAAGTAGTTCTTTTTGAGTACAGCTAATAAACCAGGTGCTGACTTCTCATAGTAACGCATCTGACACTCAGACTCAACAGCATGACCAATACTATCACACACTGATTGTATCTGATCACTACCTTTTGAAGTGGAGAATACCTTGTCGAAGGTAAGCTTCAGTGCAATAGCAGCAGCAGCTAGTGGTTCTAGTTGAGTGACATAGTTCTTGACAATATCAAATTGATGACCAGAACCTCTCTTGATGCGGTACTCAATTGTCTCCTCCATGTACTTAACAAGAGCAGGCAGTAATGCATCAATAGATGTGACACCATATACAGTAGCACTAGCGTAGCTCTGGTCTTGAAGCTTACGAGTGTTGTCTCTAAGGCGCTGTAAGCCTTGTTTAATCTGTTCTCGCTCTAAAGCTACCTGTTCGTCGATTTGTGCTGGTGTAGCCAATACTAGTCGTTGGTGATTGTGAATTTGTTGTCGTCAATAAGTTGCTCTTGTGCAAGCTTGATGATCTCATCACGATTGGGATGGTTCTCAACTTGTTTGATGAGTTGAGCAAGACGACGAGAAAAGGTGGTGTTACTCATGATTCGAAATCAGCAGGTGTAAGGAAATGAATGGACTCGTGATCAACAACAGTGAACTCAACACCAGGTGTGTTGATTAGTTGATTGACCTTGGCTTGTGCAGCACTGTGCTTCTGGTAGACATACTCTTTGACTTTCTTTGTCTCGATGTCAGATGCACGGATGATGCAACATACACTACTAGGTAACTCCCAGCCAGCTACCTTCCACGACATGATCTCCTCAAAGGTATGCGGGATGAAGTTATCATCATCTAGGTCTTTGTACTCTTGCCAGTTGTTAGGATAGTCACCTTTCTTAGACATTTTACCATTCTTCCGTTTGTTTGACATTAACTAGTTGATCGTTACGTTCACGTGATAACTCAAGTGCAGTCCAAGCTGCATGTTCAGAGTCAGGTGCTAGTAAGTACCACACACCCGAACGAAGAGTGATCTCATACTCACGAAGACCTTTGTAAGTTGTGTACATAATTACTTACCGTCGTAATCGGTTACAATTTCAACAACATAGAGACCTTTGGTGTAGTTTAATTCAAGTTGACTAAAGGCAACATACTCAGCATCATCCCTGTCACTAAAGTAATCAATGACTTCGTTGTCTTGAAGAACTGCGTACATGTGTCGTTAAGTTGATGAACAAAGAGACCAAATGTGTAGCCACAAGTATACACAAAGGCAATACATGCAGCTACTATGAGTGTGAAATACTGTAGGTATTGTCCTACTAATGTGTCACTGGGTAGTTTCATCATAGTTCCTCATCAGTTAGTACATCAATGTATGCATTAGGATGCTTATTTGTTACTAGGTCATAGTAATCATAAGCGTTCTCTTCATCATAGTAAGAGTCAAGTACGGTGACAGTCTCACCGCCATCATCAAAGCGAACAACGTGATACATAGTTAACTCAAATAGCGATGCGATAGCAAACAACTTGATCTTTGTTAACTAAGTTCTTGTTGACCCAGAATCCAAGGCTAATGCTTTTGTTGAACATAAGATTAGCAATAGCAAGTCGTGAAACGTTCTCGTAGTAGTACATACTACCATCTTTGAATGTAACTGTAACCTCTGCGTCCATGATAGACACAAACATACGCTTAACGCAGTCAGAGGTACGGCTTGGGATTAAATGCATTGTGTGGTGTGCAATAGAATGAGGGTGAGTCCCTCAAAGAACCCACCTATCCTGAAGTGGATAGGGAGGGCAGTTGGAGAGAGTCAGTCTTCTGCTTGTTGTTGGCAGTAGTCCTCGACGACAATCCAGACCATCTTGTTGATCAGTTCCATTACGCTGTTGATCTCAGCATCTGCTAAGTCCTTGATGTCATAGCCAAGATCAGCGATGGTGTTCTCGATGTCGTCTTCGTACTCATTGAAGAAGTCCCTGATTTCCTTGTAATAAATGAAACCAGAGACACCACCAGAGCAGCCATAGTTGGCCACGTCCTTGATCTCATC